GGACAGGAGCAGTATACCCCTGTCCTGCAGCACCAGCTGGAGTACCAGCACCACCTTGTTGATAAGCCAACATAGGATTTAACCCAGCTTTTTTCATATCCTCAACAGCAGTCTGATACTGTGTTGAACGCATACGTTCTTGAAAATCCATCTGTCTTTGGGCTTGCTCAGCGCTGGCGGCTTGCGCAGACTGAGCAATATCCCAAGACTTTTGATTAGCTTGTTGGCCGCCAATAAAACTGGCAGCTGCGGAAATAATATCGCCAATCATTAGAAATGATCAATTAAGCCAGGTACGCTGTACATTGGCATTGGACGTGCTTTTTTACAGTCAAAAAAGCTATCAAAAATGAACTGTTTTCCGTTTGCGGCTGCGCCTACTGCAACGATACGATCAACAGGTGGTGTATCTTGAATAAAAGAATTATTCAAAGTAGGTAACGAAGTAAATCGTTGAGCCAAATGCCAAGCATCAATAGTGCCTGAAGCAGTAGACCTAAACAAACCAGAAATACGGGAAGGATAATAACGGTATTCAGCCCAACGTTCTTGATAACCAAATACAGAATCATCATTACTATCACCGCGTACATAAATCTCCTTATTGAGGACGGCTTGTTCGCCTAAGGTTGCAAATGCAGGGAAATAAAAATCGTAACGTGTAGATCTTGACCACATACGAGCAAGGCCTTGCTGATATGTGAGATCAGCACGTACTGAAACTAATCCAATAATTACACCGTGTTCAGTAGCCGAATAAGTAAAGCCATGGTTATGAGCCAAGGCAGTACCCATAGCAGCAAGTGTGCCCAGAGGGGCAGTAGTTCCACTAGCGTTAGTACCTGACGTTTGAGCGATCGGATTAATACTAATATTGGACGATCCACCCCCGATGTATTCGGGACGCTGTAAGCGAGCATCAGGAGAAATAACACCAAAATGACTGCGAATAATTTCAGTATAACGAGTACCTCCGCGTGCATCACGCTCAAGCAATTTTTGAATCTGAAATGATTGACGCAATTGATTAATTGTTGCAGCTGTTGCCTGAGATAAATCAGCATATAAACCAGAATCTCCTGTAGTTGCTACTCCAATAGCAGTAGTATTAGACCATGATGCAAATGGCGTTGCAGCAGAACCAACATTCACACCAGCATTACTACTAGCACCTAAAGATCCAGTTGCAGTAGTCCACAACATACTACCAACAGTAGAACCGTTGGTTAATTGAACAGACTTGGAAGTTCCATATACAGGTGCAGAACTACCTAACGGCAATGCAACAGATGTACCCTTTTGTGGCCATGGCAAAGCACTAGTAAAATAATCTTTGCGTTTTCCGCGACGCAACAATGTGTAATTGGCAACATTGTCTGGTCCATCACCTAAATCTACAGTAACGGAATTTTGTAAATTCTCGTCCCTAAACCATTCATTCCAAATAAGATTATACGCTCTAGGCCAAAATGCGCAGTGTGATACCGTTCCAGTATTGGACACCTGTCCCACTGTGGGCAAACCCATATAATCTTGTAAAGATCCTACCGCGTATCCACCAGCTGGTGTTACTTGCTGGGGTACAACATAAGAAATCGAATCACCGGGATTCGTTTGTTGACCCATAAATTTTTGCCAATTGCTCCAAATTAAACGATTTGGAACAAAGAAAAAGAAACTATCCAAATGCATGTTATCCATGATTGGAAATATTGGCGTACTAAGACGGGCAAATGCCGTCATATTTAACCGAAATGTATCTCCGGGCAGCATCTCGTCAACATATACCGGTACAAGATATCCAGCATCGAAAGTTGTTTTATGTGTCGATTGACAATCGAACGAAGACCGAGGTATATCGGCCTTTGGAATCATTGTAAATTGATGAACATCTACAGACTGATTACGATGCATTATTTTAAGCTCCTGAGTTTGTTCCGACCCAAAGTAAACTTTGAGTCGGCTTGTTTAAATCATTCCTTAGTAATTTTTACCTGTTTTCCCAAGGATAATAGCTTTGGTAGATCATGTAAAGCGAAAAGTCCGGTATTATCGTCAAATTCACCCAACTCATATAAATCAAAGTCATCTGGATGATTAAATAACTGATTATCAGGGTCTTGACGATTAACTTCATCGCTAAAACTTCTAATTGCTACACCTACACTTGGTACAAACATTGGTCGACCGAACGCATCTGCAGCGCGGTCTTTAACAGAACATAATACTAACTTCATGTGAGGTTCCTTATGTGAGATTACGTTTAAGTTTTTGCAGTTTTGCCTTTGCGACTTGCTCTTTTACAAGCAATCGCTCGGGGGTATTGTCTGCGTAGTTAAGTTTACTACTTTTTTCCCGAATGTAAAGCAGTTCGTCAAACTCATACGGATTATCTATTTTATATTTTTTATCGTAATATTTTGGAGGTTTGACTTTTTTACCACGAACTACAACGTAGTCGTGTGGGTATACATCGGAAGTATACTGCTTATACCATTCGTAACCAATACCCGGTTTTAAACTCATTTTCGTAAACTCGGGTTTACGAGTAGTGATTTCCCCTGATTCAGGGTCAATTTCAGTGTAATGTTCTTTGGCATTTTTACCAGTTACTTTTTTCATAATGTATCGAGCCACGTAGGCTGCGGATTCAAAAGTAACATCTCCAATGGAGGAATAACCAAATGGCCAGAGTAATTCAAGGTCTTTGGATCTATATAAGAGAGAATTAGCGGAAGTCCGTTTCCATAGTTTCTTATCATCGAAATCGAGTCCGAAGATACAGGCATGCCAATGCGGGCGCCCAAAGTTTTCACCATATTCTCCAGCCATATAATAACGTATTCTTCGTCCAGGATACCGTTTTCGTAATCTTTTAATAAAGAGCTGAAAGTCTCTATAGTGTAATGATCTATCGCTTGGGAGATGTGCATCATCGTATGTGAGAGTTATAAAACAATTTTGTGTATGCATTTGTGCCTCATGCATACATCTAATAGCCCACTGACGTGAGCGTTCAAGCCTGCAGCCAACGCATTGACCGCAGGGTAAAGATAGTGATTTGACAGTATCGTGTCTTTTAGATTCATAAAAGACAATTGATCCATCAGTGCATTGATATGCACTTAAAGGGTGATAACAAGGCATGTGAGGTACCCATTTTAGTTAGTTATAAGCGCCAGCCACCACGATGTGGGGCTTTTTGCATATTTGCAGCTTTTGTACGCTTTGCAGTACGGCGAAATGTCTTTGCCGACTTGCGCTTATTTACTGGTTTTCTATACATCATATTTTTAAGCTCCTTTTATCGTACATTTACGGTTTGGTGTCACCTAGCACAGTTACATCTAGTAAGGTAACTGTGCTACGGCTTATTCAGCCGCCTTTTCAGGTGTGACTTTCGCAGCTTCTACGACTTCGGCAGCTGCTTTTTCGACCAGACCGAGTTCCTCGGCTTCTGCTCGATTATTCTCGTTCCCAAGGAACTCAATCAAGTTTGCAGGGTCGTTATCAAAACGAGCCCTAATTTGGGCTGGTAAGCCCTCAAATTCGTCCTGAGCCGCAATAACGCGGTTCAATGCGGTATGATAGTCACCAATACCGCTAAAATCGCCATAACGGGGCGATAAAGGGCTTTGGGGCAATAGCCCTGTAATATTAAATTTCTGCAATATTGTATTAATATCGCATTCATCTTTGTAATGCTGCTGAGCCAGAGAAGGCTCCTCACAAGCCAACCCTGACTCATTTGACGCAGCATCGGTATCATAGTTATATGGGGTTCTCAAAAACATTTCATGTTTTTTAATCATCATTTACTCCTATATTTCATATATTGATCACGAATATATTTCTCAATATTCGAAGGGGTTGGAAAATTTTTCTTAAGATCACGATACCAATAAGGATCTGTAGAGGGAGCTACATTTTCCTTAATATTAATAGTTTCAGCAGCAGTTTTTCCTGTTTGCGCTGAAGTTTGTTTAATTTGCTCAGTAGTTAATTTTGTCTGAGCAATAATTTGATTTAATGTCTCTTGTAAATTTTTATACGTTTGGCCTGATACTTTCGTATCAGCCAAAATCTTTTCTATCATAGCTCCAATCTGAACAACTTCAGCTTGAATCTTAGATGTTTGAGCATTTGTATTAATAGCAGCTACATTTTTCAAATTAGTATCTGCTTCTGTTTGTTTAGCTGCTTGATAAGCAGACACAGCTTCACCAATAGAATTCCGGACAGGAGCAGTATACCCCTGTCCTGCAGCACCAGCTGGAGTACCAGCACCACCTTGTTGATAAGCCAACATAGGATTTAACCCAGCTTTTTTCATATCCTCAACAGCAGTCTGATACTGTGTTGA